CGGAAAACGGTTGAAATCAAAAAGCTACTTTAACGATGTTACTTCGGAATGTTTAAAAACAAAACAAACAAACGTGCGCGCACAAAAACTAATACGGATACTGCCCAGGGAGACGGGGAACTCCAGTAATATTAGCAGTGTACACTGCGGGCGGGGCGCAAAGAATCCCCACGTCGTAATCATCACCGCGTGCCACGAAAGCGGCATACTTGGTGAGATCACCCGGGAAAGCCCCGTCGACACGAGAAATGCGCAGAGCACGGGACTCCGCAAAACGCCCGCTGGTGTTCAAAGAGGGGTAGTCCATCGTATAAACACAAGGGACGTAAAAAGGGACCTCCACCGACTGCTCCCCATTCAGCAAAGGAAGAAGGGGAGCGAGACTGTTCCACCCGGCCGCACCAGCGTTCGAATTAGAACGACCAGAAGGCCAAAGCCTCTCCTGCTGCAAATAAGCAGGGACAGTGTCGGAGGAAATGACCTTATACCGAATGGAACCGCGGTGAGCCATAAAAATGGCATTCAGAAAAGAGGTAGTGGTGGCAAGCTCACCAGAATACAGTTGGGGAGGATAAATCACTCCAGTACCAACTGTTACCTGCTGGTAACGCTTGGCCATGTCAGTAAAAGAAACGAATTGCTCACCCATGCACACTCCAGAATCAATGGTGGAAGAAGCTGGCACAAGTGCCGCTAAATCAATCGGAGCCTCCAACATACGACTGGGAGAAGATGTGACACGGGTTTGCGGAACCACGGGAGTGAACCAGTGGTTATTAATAGAAACAGTGGGCCCAGCAAACTGGAAATTCGGCGTAATAGAATTAAACGCCACCAGGGTGATAACACCACCGGTCTCAACATCCGCCAGGCGGGCGCGGTTAACCACGCTGACAACGATGGTTCCGTTCATGTAAGCATCGGGAATTTCGCGAGTCGTGTTGCCAGCAATGGGCGGCCGGAAAAGATTGCCAGAAACCTTCCAATACGCATCGGAAAGGTAAGGCACAACAAACTCAACGGTGGTATCACCAACGATGTCAACAACTTGGCTGATGACGTCGCCGGCAAACCCGCCGGACACGGAACCCGCGTTAGCAACAAAATCAGGAACCCACGAAATGCGCACGCGAGCGGTAGCAAGCTTAGGAGCGATAAAACGAAGCATGAACTTCATGTCACCTCTCCACCACTGGAAAAACATGCTCGTATGAGCAGCCAAAGTAGGGTACATCACGTACGGCGCAGCAGTTGGGCCCGCAGAAGTAGACTTGGCACAAATACCGGGCGTCACCGGATAAGTGGCAATAATGCCATCGGGCCCAAGGGTATCGGTGAAAGTGGTAATATCAAAAAGAGAATACCTAGTAGACAAATGGGCCAACTTACCCTCGTCGGGATGCAACTTAAAAAGCGCAGAATCGCACCCAATTTGGTTGTCGACCATTGTCGCCAATGAAAGGGAAGAATCAAGACCATCCACGAGCGACATGTCCATTCCAGGAACTGGTTTAACCACGGTAGCAGCCTCACGAGTTCGGGGCTTGTCATACCCGATCTGCTTGAGACCACCGCCAATAAAACCAAACACCTTGCTAGCGAAACTGGCAGCCGTGCCGATAACAGGCACGTCCTTCAGGCCGCCAGTGAAAGCACTGGCTGCTAAAGCAACGCCAGAAGCTAGGTGCTTCTCAGATTTCGTGACAGCCTCACGCTTAGCACTCTGAGCAATGACAGAAGCTGACAAATTGCCACGAGCCACATAAGCGGGGCGATCGGCGGCCAAAAAACCAGCCACCTGAGGCCGCTCGAAAGAAGCAAAAACTGAAACGTCCAGAACGGGATTGGTAGTAGAGTGAATCATGCGCAGAGGGCTGACCACCCTAATAACAAAACAACCAATGTTAGGAATGCCAGTGCCATTGTAAGATGCCAAATCAATGTAAGCTGTCGGGATCTTGCAAGGCATAACGAACTCAACAGGATCGGAAGCGCTGGCCGAAACAATGGCAGAGGGATTGGAACTCTGCGTATAAACATTTCCGAACTTCGCAAACAAAGACCCATTAGCATTGTTAGCAATCCATGTGGGATCATAGTTAGGAAGCCAAGAAACAAGAAGAGCACCGTAATGGTAAGGCGTAGAATTGATGCGCAGAGAAACCTTCACATCCGCCCTAAAATACCGAAAACGCTGCAGCTTAGCCCAAATGGTGGGCTGCGCAAAAAGCATGTCCGGCATAACGTAAGCGGCAATGCAGGCCCCGCTGGCACTGGCGCCGCTCCACTGAAAAGTGGCAATCTCGTAATTGCGCGACAAAACATCAGTAAGAGAAGGAGTTGGATACACAACGGGAATAACGGAAACAACACTAGAAGAAGACCCCACAGCAGGAGCCTGATCAACGAAAGCAGTGTTCACAGTATCGTGAACAACAGAAGCGGTAGAATCAACGGAATCGAGGGAAGCAGTCCTGAAAATACTCACGATTCGGCAGAACAAGGCCTAACGTGAGGAGATGGTACCTTTATTTATACAGGCGACAACTGTTGGGGTAAACACCCCTCCTGTCCCCACCACCATCTATGGTTAAGGGGCTAAAAGATGGGTTTAAAATAAACCCGACACGTCGGGGGTAAGAGTGGCCCGTGCGCAAGCCAACTCATGGGCCAGGCCGGCTTCACGCACGGCCTCAACCCACACCCGCTCAAATCTCTCACGATCCTCGTCCGGAAAATGCTTCAGCTCCACCAATACACTGCGGAACGTGGACAAGATGACCTCGTTATCCTTGTGGTTGGGGAAGTAAAACATGGCTCGCCACAAGACATCCTCTGGAAGAGGGGCTGCAAAATTGCGGTTCTTGGCGATAACGCGCTTACAGATCACGACCTCTTCCAAAGGGGTAAACGTGGCAATGTCCGAACTCTTGTGGGCATCGGTATACTCCATGCCAACGCGCCGACAAAAATCGGCGAATGAACGCTGGTTGAAAAATGCGGCTTCGTTAGAAACGCTCAGCCAGCTATCATCGCCGACAAACACGTTGCGCACGTGGTCGTCGTACCGAAGACCGGGGCAAATCTCGCAAAAGGCAGTGCGATGTAAAACCGCATTAATTAGCCCATTGCGTTCAATGGTAAGAGGGTGCCCACTAGGATTGCTCCCGTCGACAACAAACCACACATCGCCCGCCACGTAACAAGGCATCTCACACTCGGCCAGGAAAACTTGAGTCATCTTGACCAT